ATTGATGCTTCCACTCCAAATTATACATTTAAGGCTGACGTCTGTACGCAGTGTATTGGAATCAAACCAACGCTACCCTCTTGACGAGAGAGTTCTACCATTAAACTAACACCACTATCAGTTCCGGTGACCTCAGCAAAGGCTCGTAAACTAACACAGATTAAGACCTACTAACGTTTGCCGCCGTCAGTCTTAAATGTACAACATACTAAAGCAAACTGCTATTTAAATCTTTTCAACTTTCATCGCTGCTAATCCATTTACTGTACCACATAATGTTGTTTTCACATCCCAGTCGGATTTAATCATAACCCATGGAATCAAGTTGTTAGCTGCATTTTTAGCTAATCTAATATCATAAACAACGCCGCTTAATCTACCAGCAGCAGCAATCCATCTAACTCTATCGCCAACTTTTAGTGCATCCATGATTTAGTTCCTTCTCAATTAATCAACTTATGTAGCTATTATATATATAAAATAAATTAATGTAAACAAGTTTTTAGCTAAGACCAATTATTTTTCCATCAATATAGTCTATACGTTCAGCACTAGGTATTTCAGGTAAACCCGGTAAGGTTAAAATATTGCCTAGCTTCACAACAAAAAATTTAGCACCAGTTCTAATTTCAACATCGCTGACCCATCCGACTGATTGTTTTTTATTTCCTAAATTTCTACTATCAGCAGTTAAAGAAACAGGGGTTTTAGCAATACATACGGGCCAAGATGGAAACTCAATACTAATATCTCTCAATTTAACTTGAGCTTCTAAAGGAATTGCCAATGACTCAATACCATAGATATTTTTGGCAAGAGTCTGTACCTTTTTCCACCATACCAATTCATCACTATAACCAAACTTCATTTTTTCGGTTTTGCTTTCAACTGCCAAAATTACCTCTTCAGCAAGATTAATTGCTCCCTTTGACCCATGTTTCCAATGTGTCGAAATTATAGCCTTAGTTCCTAGCTCATTACATTTTTCAATTACTAAGTTTAAGTCATCATCGGTGTCATCAAAGAATTTATTAATACATACAACACACGGAAGATTAAATACATTGGTTACATTATTAATATGACTTTTTAAATTAGAAAAACCTAAAGCTAAATCCCCATTACCATGGTGTTTGAGCGCTCTAATTGTTGCTACTAACACTACAGCATCTGGTTCAATCCCAGCAGCCTTACATTTAATATCAATAAATTTTTCCATGCCTAAATCTGAACCAAATCCTGCTTCAGTTACAACATAGTCACCAAGTTGCATAGCTAAATTAGTAGCAATAATAGAATTACACCCATGAGCAATATTAGCAAACGGTCCACCATGGATAAATGCTGGATTACCCTCAAGTGTTTGAACTAGGTTTGGTTTAATAGCGTCTTTTAATAATACAGTCATTGCACCATTAGCATTAAGGTCTTTAGCTGTAATTCGTTTATCATTACTATATCCTACAGTAATATCTCCTAAACGTTCCTTTAGTTCTTCTATATCTTTAACCAAACATAGAATAGCCATAACCTCTGATGCTACTACAATATCAAATTGTTCTCTTAATTCTCTATCATTCATATCAATAACTCGTCTCCAAGTTACTTCGGTGATGCCTAAAGCATTACCTTGATAGATATGATTATGTACTACAGCAGCCAAAAGATTGTGTGCAGAAGCAATAGCAGCAAAATCGCCCGTAAAATGTAAGTTAATATCCTCCATTGGAGCTACTTGGGAATATCCTCCACCGGTGGCTCCCCCCTTTCTTCCAAAAACTGGACCCATTGCAGGTTCTCTAAGACACACAATAGACTTTTTTCCAAGAAGAACTAATGCATCACTAAGACCAATTGTTGTAGTCGTTTTACCTTCACCAGATGGAGTAGGATTAATAGCAGTTACTAATATTAGTTTTGCATCGCGACTATTAGTAACTTTAGTATAATCTATTTTAGCCTTATATTTACCATATGGTTCTACTAAATTATCGATACCTAATATTGATGCTATATCAGTAATTGGTTGTAGTTTTGCTTCTTGGTTAATAAGAATATCTGGATTCATACTTAAACTGCCTTAAAATAGCCGAACAATTTTTGGAAGAAAGACTTTACTGGAGTAGCTGGTTCTTCCTTTAGGCGGCTACTCCTTGGATTTTTTTTAATTTGCCAGTTTCCTCTTTTGGCTTTTTTTCCTTCACCTTTTTTTCTGGTGGAGGAACTTGTACAAATCCAGCTTTATATACCAATTCATGAGTAATCTTTGGATACATTTTAGTTAATTTTTGGTCTTTAACCGCAACCAAAATTTCAGCTTCTGACGGATGAATGTTTTCCAATAGCTGAATATATAAAGTTTCGCGACGAATTGCCGGTAAGTCTGTTCGGCAAAACACATATAGACGCTTTAGTTCTTGTTTAAAAATTGCCGGAGTCATACCGATAGGCGCTGAATCTGGTTTATATGGAGCATCACCCTCTGGCAGAACAAACTTGAAGTTTGGGTCAAATGCATGCTTGAACAATAATGTTAATGCGGCATCACCCTTCATGGTTTCAATTAGTTTAGGGTTATCATTAATTTCTTTAAGTGTTTCTGGTATATATTTGGTCATAGTTTAATCCTTAAAAGTCATCCACTTCGTTTAACAAAAGTCTACATTTTTTCTTAATCAAATAGTTCATAACTGTACTCTTAGTTCCAGTTACTTTCTGATTCATGTATATATCTATAATAGAATTAGACACATCTTCTGGAATAAAATCAAAATCAATCAAAGTTTGATTACGTTGCCAATTACGTTTTTCTGTTTCGTTTTGACAAGCGTCTATGCCCTTCTCTAAAAATTCTTCAAGTCGTTTCTTCATAACTGGCGTCTGACGAATACCCTCAACAAACACATTATCAGCAGACAACACATTTGGAATCCCATCATCTCCAGCTTTAGTAATATGACCCATTAAATATTCTTTTGGGTCTTTTACATCAACAAACTTTTTCTGCATTGGAGACCATTGCTTAACGTTTGGATATTTTTGTAATTGCTTGAAGTCACCATCAGATGATATAATTATAATCTTTTGTGCCTCTTCATATAAGCCTTGAGTAACTAATGCATTATTTTGTGCCCACTTAACTAATGTACCAATAACATCGTCTGCCTCAGCCTTATCAATATGTAATACTTTATACGGAAAATGTTGAATTAAGTCTTCACGAATTTCTGCAATAGTATCAAATATTAGTTTCCAATCTAAGTCAGATTTTTCTCGTGATTCTTTTCTACCAGCTTTGTAATATGGAAAAACGTCTTTACGCCAATAATTTCTACCATCACAGGCAATTACCATTTCCCCGTATTCTTTACCATATTTCTTTTTATAAAACTTTAATGAAGACAAAATCGCGTGTCTAATAATATTGACCGCTTTTTCTTTATCATCAGAAGTCTTTTTAAGGTCTGCTGAAAATTGAAATACTGTAGCTATAGCCACTTGACTGTAGTCTAAAACTATCATTTAAATGCTCCAATCAAAATACAGTCAGCATTAATTCTACCATTTGGAGTGGATGGTTTTGCATTAATGGTTTTAAATGCTGCGGCCAAAGGTCGTTTACCAATTTGTAAATCCTTAAAATATTCTTCGGGTTTACGAAGAGTCTTGGTATCCGAACCAGCAATTTCATAACCTATAATAGTAGTACCTTTTACCGATAAGTCTCCTTTATACACAGTCAACTTACGATACTTGGTATTGTATACCCACAATTCATTAGCACCGATGATATCAGTTGGTGGTACTGACTTAAGATTAAGTTCAGCAAACTCTTTAAGATACTTAAGTTTTTGAACTAATTTAGTAGGTGGTACGGGTTTACGTTTACGTGGCATTCTTGCTGATTTAACGGATACTACCTGTTGGCTACAATCCGCAATAATACCTTTAATGAACTCGTGGAATTTCTTTAATTGAGCTTTGGTAAAGTATGAATAACCTTCGTTTAGTTGTTCATCTTGTCCAGCGACGGCTTCGGCAAGTTCTCGTTCGAGTGGTTGGAAGTATTCTCCGATTCGCTTTGCGACCGCTCCCGAGACTGCATTAGATAATAGATAACTCTTTGTTGAGAATTCTGAAGACTTGTTCTTAACAAAGTCATCGATGTGTTCATCTATTTCTCCGGCAAATTTGAATGCTGCTTCTTGAATACGGTCCTGGACAGATACAGTTGATGTTGTTAGTTTTTTACCAACACCATCATTAGTATACTCCTGTCCTTTAACATATTTATCTTTAAGTGCATCCATTTTTGCGGAAATGCGGTCATTATGCTCAGGCGAAATATATTGACCAGTCATAATAAGACGACCAATAATACCAATTTGTCTAAGTTCGTGGTCAGCGGCTTCACCAAAAGCATAATTTAAATCGGCTCGTTTTAAATGCTTAATATATGCCAATGCATATTTACGAATAGTCTTATTTTCTTCATTGGCATTGTACCAATTAAGAGCTTTCATAATATCCGTAGTATAAGTATCTTTCGAAACTGTAGGGGCGCCGGATGTGCCTCTCAACATATCCATTGCACGTTCTACTTTTTTACGTTTACGTTCTGCTTGTACATCTGTTACCATAATAGTCTCCTTGACTCAATAATATACATTATATATCAAGCACAAATTAAAGTAAACAGTTTTATGCAAGTTTAATAACTTCTTCATAAAGAGTTTCAAGTTCTTCAAAGTCTTGGGCCTCTTGGGTGAAGTTTTGTTTGTGATAGATACGAGCCAACTTATTGACTGTCTTTTTAGGTAACTCAAAACTATCAGACAAGTCCTTGACTATATCTTTAATCAAGTCTTTTTCTGCAGACACTCGAGTCATACTATTACTGATTTCCTGCAATGCGTCATTAAACTTCTTACGGTCAGCCGGATTACTAATCATTTACCTACACTCCTATTATATAAAATTACAATTCAAAATTAACCGCTTTAATGGAATCCCACCTGAAAGAACGCCATGCTTCTTTTTCTACATCCCAAACTCTTAAAACTTCATTGCTCAAAACTTTTACCGGTTTTGGTTCATCTGATTCGTTTACTTCAATCTTAGGCAATACACTTTCATTCAAAGTGCATAACATAACTCGTTCACTGCCGTCAACTTTAGTAAATGTGATTTCGGCTGTTGTGCCTTTAAGAAGACCTTTGAGCCAGTTTTGTGTATCTTCGGTATCAAAATCAAGAGTTGACATCGGGTTTCTCCAACACTTTACGTGGAATTTTACCGGAAGGGCTTACATCGTAATTCATTACAGCTCTACCGGCATTATTTGTTTCTGCTTGGATAAATGCTTCTTTCCAAACTCGACGAGATTCCTTATCCGATATTGCCGCAAGAATTCGCTTTGCGCTTTTTGACAATCTAAAGTTCTTATCTGTTTTCATAACTTCTCCTATATAAAAAGACCAATAATGTATATACCTAATAGCCCAACATTCACCGCAATTAAACTCTTTTCTTTAATTCTAATAGACCAAGTCAAATATAATAACGTGCCTAAATTTAACACATAGATGTTATAAGGTATAATTTGTAAGCTAGTTAGCAATGCTCCAACTAAAACAACAGCAACGGCTACCCACTTTAATATTATATCAAAACTGTTGTGAGTTGTCTTCAACTTCAAATCCTAAACGGATAGCAATAGATTCAGCAATCTCTAAATCTTGTTTTGCTAATAGATGTGTAAATTCGGCTAACTGATTTTGGTTAAATGCAGACAATGTGTTTACTAATTCTTTCATTTCAATTACCATGATATAAATGCCCTATCAATTAATATAAAAAATTATATACTAAAAATGAATTAAAGTAAATTATTGTTTGTGGTGAGGTTTATCTGGTGTGATTTTTCGACCGTGAGTGTCATATTGTATTTCCGGTTTAACTTTTTTTGGTTCTTTGGTAACCATAGTTTTAGTCGGAATCCATGATACTGGGTCTTTTAGGTACGAATGAGTGGTCTTAACAGCCGACGGGCTATTGTCTTTAACAACATCATTGTCGTTTTTGGTTGTTTTGATTTCAACTTGTTCCTTCGGTGCTTTGTCATCTTGTCTCCTTTTCAAAGACCAATTGGCTGCTACTAACATCAACACAGCCAACGGGTCAAATACTGCCACTATCATAAGAATAACAACCCTTACCGCTTTTTCAAGAATATCTGCATCAGGGTTGTCGCCATATATTAGTGCTGCTATATATTTTATTGGCCCGACTTCGGCTTCGATTGCTCTGAGTTGCCCTGAGATGGCGTATTTTTCTTCGGTGAATTTGTTGATTTGTGTCTGCGCCTCTTCGATTTGGGCTTGGAGCTCGGCACGTTCTGCACGTTGTTGAGTTCTGGCTTTGATTCCTCTGGTAACGGAACCGAGTTCTGTGTACCTATTAATTTGCGAATCCAGTTGATTAATTGCTGTACGAGTTTCATTTATTATCTCCTTTTGATTTTGAATCTTTTCATCTATAATTTCTATTTGTGCTACAATACCGCCAGTTGGTGCCATTTGTCCCAAATGCGCTTTTGAGAGGAATCCGAATATCCCCATTGATGTTAATGCCATTAGCACTATTAATGCTATGACAAAGTATGATTTTAAAAGCTTAGGAACTTCTTTCCAATTGCGATATAACCATGAAGCCACTACAAGTTTTGCACCTTCCAAGGCAGAACCCATAATGGCAATAGGGATTGCTGCCGCAGCAAATATCGCCATTAGACCGGCAATAGCATACCATGCTGCAATTGCAGACAAGGTTAAAGCTGTGGCAAACATTAAGAATATCATTTTGTAATATGCTTTGCGTGAATCTTCGCGCCTACAAATGCATTATAAAATTCGTCTTTTATTAAAACATGATTAGTCATTTGCTCATAAAGCTCCCAATAGGAGCAATCCCCTTTTGTTTTACAAAGATGTAGTATTTCTCTTTTATAGTTATCTACACCATTAGATTCAACTAATTCTTGAACCTCTTTACTAGAGCCATAATACGTTTTCCAGTCAGATTCGGCTTTAGTCTTAACCCGCTTTTTTCTAGTTTTGGTAATGGGTAAAGTTTTAGGTGACCAAAAGAACTTCTTACCGATATACTTCTTACCAGTATTTAGCTCTGTTATTATATATACGAACCCTTGATATTCGGGCGGAGTTTCAATAAAAGGTTCTCCATTATATAACCATGTCATCAATGAAACTTAATGTAATTTTTATATTTGGGGGTAGCTGGTTTTGGTTTCTTTGCTACCGGTTTTGGTTCTACTGGTTGTCTTTTTGCTAGATTTTCTTTTGCGGCTTCACGAACATCCTCATCCTCATCACCCAATGCCTTATCCAAATGTTCCTTAGTTGCATTGGGGTGTCTAGCCGCATCTTGGCGAACATATATATGTTGTTTATTATCCAATGCTTTATCTAAATGTTCTTTATTTACATTGGGGTGGTTAACGGCAGCAATACGAACGTCTAAATCATCATCATCCAATGCTTTATCTAGATGTTCTTTAGTTGCATTGGGATGACTAGCCGCTGCTTCACGAACTTGCCACGATTTTTTATCATTTATTGCCTTATCCAAATGTTCCTTATTTGCATTAGGATGACTAGCTGCTGCTTTGCGGACCATTGGTTGCTCATCATCTAATGCTTTATCCAAATGTTCTTTAGTTGCATTAGGATGACTAGCTGCTGCTTTGCGGACCCTTGGTTGCTCATCATCCAATGCTTTATCTAGATGTTCTTTGGTTGCATTAGGATGTCGTATTTTTTCTTGGCCAGAATCATCATATACATCATCATGTTTTTTATATACAATACTGCCACCTTTAGGTTCTCCCGATAATCTTTTTGCGACATCATGAGCGTGAGCAGTAAAAGATGGATGCTTAATGCCATATTCCGAATCAACAGCATATGTAACATGACCTTCATCGTTGTGGTGGGGATGTAAAGTGGCCCGATAAATTTCTTGGTCATTGTGGTCATGAACCCTCACCACAGTAGAACCGTGTTTAATTTCATGTTCCAAATAATGTCTATTCATTCCAGTATCAACGTTTTTACAACTTTGCTCGCCCCATGAATGTCCCTTTGGATGATTCTTATCCTTGGCAGAGTTAGTTTGCCCCGCAACTTCAGTGCCCCGAACTACTGTGACATAATGACCCGCAGACTTCTTAGTGCCGGCTCTGGTGTTATCATTGGCAAACTCGTTTCTTAGTTTCTCATCCTTAACCATCTTACCAATTTTAACATCTCGACCATAGTTGTCTTTAGTTACGCCTTTAACATAGTCATCTTTATGGATTTCTTTACCCAGATGTTGTTCTAGCTTTTTATGAACTTCCGACTTGTCACCATCAAATCCTTTAATCTCTTCCCGTTTTAAATCATTATCTTTACCAAAGAAATGGTCAGTGTCTTGACGAGCTTTATCAGTCATCTTAACATTAGCATAATTCTTACGCTGTTCGTCGGTCAAATATTCTAGTAGAAACTCTTTAAATTGTAACATTTTAATAACCTTTAAGTTAATCGTCTTCTAATTCTGAGTCAAATTCCTCTTCATAGATATCGCCACCGCACACGGGACAATACACTATATCTGATAGAACGATTTCATTACCCTTAACATTTATCTTACCTTCGGACCCGCAATGGTCACATTCGAAGTGTTTTAAAACTGACATTTTAGTTTCCTTGTTGTTGTAATTTCAGATTCAAAACGAAATTCTCAACCACAAGTTTAGTTATTGTGGCAATCATAACTTCTCGTTCACTAATGTTATATTTATCAAATTGATTTACTACATTTAATGCAATTAGCCGATAAGCATCATCTTCATCTATTGATAGAAGACCCCAGTTAATAGGGTCTTCAGTTTCAATTTCCTGAGCTAGCATAGCAACTCTATCAACAAAAGCGTTTAACGCATCCATAGAACTTTCGTACATTACGCTTTACCCCAAACATCATCCCAAGAACCAGTTAACGTACCCTTGGCATAATCAGTAACTCTATTTTCAAAGAAATTGCCATGAACTGGAGCATTAATCATTTCCTCCACCCAGGGCAACGGATTACGTTTAACTTTAAAGATACCTTTCATTCCAAGACTGATTAGGCGTCTATCGGCAATATATCTAATGTATTGCTTAACTTCTTCTGGTTTCAAGTCTCTCATACCAGTTCCAGCAAATGATAGGTCAATAAACTTATCTTCTAGCTCAACCATCTTTTCAGCAATAGTATAAATCTTAGATTTCAATTGGTCATTCCAAATTTCTGGGTTTTCCTTAATGAAAGTCTTAAACAACCTAATCATATTCTCAGTATGCATTGTCTCATCAACTATTGACCATGTTACAATTTGACCCATACCTTTCATTAATCCATGACGAGGAAAGTTTAATAGCATAATGAACGAACTGAATAGCTGCATGCCTTCAGTAAATGCCGAGAATACAGCAATGTGAGTAGCAGTAGATTGTAAATCGCCATTCTTAGATGATATCTCGGATACATAATCATGCTTATCCTTCATTTCCTGATATTCAAGGAATTGATTATATGTCGTTTCAGGTAAACCCAGAGTTTCAATCAAATGAGAATATGCTGCAATGTGTAATGCCTCTCTTGCGGCAAACCCAAGCAACATCATTCTAATCTCAGGTTGAGGGAAATATGGAAGATAGTTCTTAACATAACCGCCAGCAACATCAATATCACCTTGTGTGAAGAATCTAAAGATGTTAGTTAAAAAAGCTTTTTCGCCTGGAGTAAGTTTCTTTTTCCAGTCCTTAACGTCTTCTAACATTGGAACTTCCGTATGTAACCAGTGGGATTGTTCGTGCGCTAACCAGGCATCGTAAGCCCAAGGATATGAAAATGGTTTAAAGAATGTTCGTTCGTCTGTTAGTTTATAATTTTTATTTACCATATATCACCCTTCGCAAGCCAAACATTCATCACCATTTGCCAACGCAGTTAAATCAATCTCTTTCATGATTTCTCTTTCAATTCGTTTAGAAACTTTATCAGCTTTTGCAATCTTATCGGAACGGCAGTAATACATTGTCTTTAATTTTTTTTGCCAAGCCATAAAGTGTACTGCGTGGATATATTTAATATTGCTATCCGGTCTAAAGAATACATTCAATGATTGTGCTTGGTCTATATATTCTTGTCTATCAGCGGCGTTGTTGGTCAATTTCCATTGCAGTCTTGAATACATCCTTAGTATAATCATCCATCCATTCTAAATGTTGAACCGAACCATCATTTGCTATGATAGATGACCATGTATCGTTATACCAAGTTTCATTATGTTTCTCAGCTTCCTTTAGTATCACTTGGTCAAGATATTTATTCTTATTAAGATGTGAACCAGATAAAGTATCTTGTCTATATGCATTAGCCCTAAATGGTTCAATAGATGGTGATGTATTACCCATCAAAATAGAAGATGATGCATTTGGTGCAATAGCTTGAGTATGAGAGAATCGGTTACCTGTTCCTTCGGCATCAGGGGCTTCGCCTCGTTCTTTTCCAAGTTGTTTATTAGCTTCATCCAGTTTTTGTTTAATATGCTTAAACACTTGATGATTCAATGAAGTGGCCATAGCACTTTCCCATGGTACATTTTTTTTCTGTAATAAAGCATGCCATCCCAAAGCACCAACACCAATAGAACGTTCACGTGTTGCTGAATATCTAGCCCTGGAAATAGTATCTGGCGCATTGTCAATAAAATGTTGTAGAACATTATCCAACATCTCAGCTACATCACGCAAGAACAATTTGTCATTTTTCCATTCATCATAATATTCTAAGTTCAATGATGATAGACAACAAACTGCAGTACGTTCTTCGTTTGTGGGTAATATGATTTCGCTACAATTATGGACCAGTATATCGTTAGCAAAGAAGTTATGATTACCGTCTACTGTTAGGTCATACACCTTTTCTTTTTGTTCTAATTTTCTAATCTTTAATCCCATTTTAATTTCCTTCCGATGGTCCAATCCATAGTAACTTCTTCTTTTTTCAATAATTTGCTAATTTTTAATTTGTCGTTATGATACCAATGTTGTTTCTTATCTTTGTTTGCTTTACTTAATAACTTTTTATGTTCATCTGATTTAATATATTTAAAATTCTCTTCAGTTAAGTTATATCTTTTAATCATAGCTTGTTTAAATCCGCCATATTCAGAAAATCTCCAATCCACAAAGTGTAAAGGTATTTTATTAGCTTTACGCCACTGAACAAATTTATCACCGCCAATATAAGTATTACCTTCTAAATAATAATCATAAACCTTTTCTAATATTTCATCATCAGTTAATCCACTATAATTATTGTTTTTGTCAGCCGTATTACCTTTTCTTTGTTTCTCTTTAAACTCATCAGTCCTTTTCATACCAGTATGGAAAAATACATATTCCCCATTTAATACCTTTGGGTGATTTTTTGATACTCTTCCAATACGTTTACCTGTAGCTGCTTCAATAACAATTAAAGTATTAGTATGCCTTTTTGAAACTTCTTTAGCTATTTCTTTTCTAGCAAAAGCATATAATCTTGACGATTTTCTTTTTGATTCTGGTATAACTCTTCCAATGTTAACTAGTGCTTGATTCATCTTATAAGAATTTTGTTTGTCATCATAACTCATTTTAGCCAATAAACAATGAGCAACCCAATGTTCCTTTGCTGTTAATAAAACCATATTTGAATCATCATCTGAACCTCCCAAACTAACTGGAACAATGTGGTGGTTCTCATAATATTGTTCATCAGATTTAATTCTTTTTAGTGATTTTCTAGTGTTAATTAAATTGTTATATATTTTATTGTAGTTCATTTCGGTTCCTATTTAAGATATAATATTATTTATAAGAACCGAAATTTCACTACCTACCTTTCAATGACTAATTCATCTGTTTCAATTAAATCCTTGGCCATCACATATCCTCTATTTTTAGTATAGATTTTATGGTCTGGTGTACACTTAATAATTTTACCAGTGGTTTCATCTTCTATTTCATAGATTTCAGCATTATTATTAGTCAATGCGGCATTGGTAATTTCTTTCCACTCAGAGACATTAGTTTCAGTATTATATGACCAAACTTTATACTTACCATTAAAATGTAATTCATTAATATATTGTTCAATAGTAACCATCATAATAGCACCAGTTTTGGTATCATATATCTGAATTACAGTATCACCTGTAACACATAAGTTGGATTGATTGATTTTCAACCCACGGTCTTTCAACCATTGTGGCATTTTACGATTTGATTCATCAATAAAA